TTGGCATGCTACTCCTCCAAACGGTCCTCTCCCTAATGGTGCATGGCATTGGAATTTACAATCGGCTGGTATTGAACAACTTGTCACCAATCACATAATCCATGCTTCTGGAAGACCTGTGTTTATGTCCGCATGGGACAGACCATTCTTTGCTAAAACGAACTTCACTCAATATGAAAGCAGTTACCAACCCGGTACCTTTGTAGGCCCTCCGGGAGGAACAGGACTATCTTACGCCGCTAATGATACAAGTTTTGCTGTAGGTATACAGCAAGGAGGTGTTCTGCAGAAGTATTCAGGCGGTGCGTGGCAGACAGCAGGATCATTGCCTGTAACAGGATCGGGCGGAAGTATCGCAGCTTTTACCTCATCCGCTTATGTCGCGGCCTTGTATAGTCCCGGAAGTCCTCAAGTCACCTCAGACGGTGGAGCACATTGGACTGATTTAGGTACATACTTCAACACCAACTTCGGAATTCCAATTGGTTCTGGATGGAATGCGGCTAATTTCTATGTCTCTAACGATCAGATAGTTACAGCAGAGAGTGCTACTGTTGGTTATATCTTCAATCGCAACAGCAGTGCTAACGGTGGCGGTTTCTACAAAACCGCAGATGCCGGTCAGACTTGGACTAAACAAGCTAGTGTCAACGGCGCAGGAACTATTGCAGACTGGACATTAGGCGGTAATCCTATTTTGAAATGTGTGCCGGGTAACGCCGGACATGTCATATGGACTGGAGGTCAGACATATCAAGGCGTACATCCATTCACCACTGTTAGTCAGTTTTATATCAGCACTAACGGCGGTGTGACTTGGACTGATTTTTCAAACGTTCGTGACGTATGGGTTTTTGGTACAGGTAAACAAGTCGGAACTTATCCTAGGATTGTAATTTGGGGATGGGTTAATGTCGCCAGTGTATGGACTCCCGGAATCTGGTACTCAGACGACCAAGGTTCGACTTGGACGAAAATAGGAGAACAAACGTTGTACGGGACTTGGGATGTTCCTAAATTTATGGAAGTCAATAAAGATAACAACGATATCTACGTTGGTTTGACTGGCTCTGGTTGGGCTAGATATGGCTCTTAAAGACCCTAGAAAAGACAAACGACAGTTAGCTGAAGCAGATTTAATTGCCTTCATCAATCTCGTACATCCTAAACGCTTCCTTGGTAATATCCATCGAGACGTCATAGGGTGGTGGACGGCTAGTAACGCCAGTACCCATCAGTTGCTACTTCTCCCGCGCGACCATATGAAGTCTGCCCTTATCGCATATCGATGCGTATGGGAGTTGACACGTAATCCTTCTATAAGAATTCTGTATATCTCTTCTACTTCCAATCTTGCTGTCAAGCAATTGAAATTCATGAAGGATATCCTCACAAGTGATACCTACCGATTGTATTGGCCAGATATGGTCGAGAAAGAGGAGGCTAAGCGTGAGAAATGGACTGAGAGGGAAATCAGTGTCGACCACCCACGAAGACGAGAAGAGTTTATCCGAGACCCTTCTATTTTTACTGCAGGTCTTACTACAAATATTGTTGGTATGCATTGCGATATCGCTGTTCTTGATGACGTCGTTGTTTCAAACAACGCATATACTGAAGAAGGGCGTGAACGTACTAAAGACCAGTATTCTCTCCTGTCTTCGATTGAAACCGTGAATGCACAGGAATGGGTTGTTGGTACTAGATACCACCCACTCGATCTTTACTCAAATCTAGCCGAGATGTGTCTCGATGAATATGACGACGAAGGTAGTGTCAAACACACGAAAAGTCTTTTCGACATTAAAGAACATGCTGTCGAGAACGCAGGTGACGGAACCGGAGAATTCCTCTGGCCCCGTTGTAAGCAAATCGATGGAAAGTGGTACGGATTTAATCAAGAAGAACTCGCCAAGAAACGTGCCCAATACCTCAATAAAATCCACTTCCGTGCCCAGTATTACAACGATCCCCACGATATCGACTCAAGTCCCATCAAGCGCGATCTATTTCAGTACTACGACACTAACTTCCTCGGAAGACGAGATCACGCATGGTTCTTCAAACGAGAACGTCTTAATGTCGTGGCAGCCGTTGACTTTGCTTATACAACAGGGAAGAAGTCCGACTATACATCGATTGTCGTCCTCGGAGTCGACGGACACAATAATTACTACATACTTGAAATCGATCGCTTCCGTACCGACAAGATCAGCGAATACTTTAACCACATCTTAGCTGCGTACAACAAGTGGGGTTTTCGAAAGATCAGATGCGAAGTCAGCGTCGCCCAGTCTGTCATCGTGAAAGATTTAAAAGACAACTATATCAGACCTTATGGTCTTAGTCTTTCTGTAGACGAGTTTCGACCCACCCGTTGGCAAGGTTCTAAAGAAGAACGTATCATGGCTGTATTAGAGCCTCGGTATGCAAATCTCCAGATGTGGCACTATCAATCAGGTAACATCCAAGTCCTTGAAGAAGAACTGATGTTTACCAACCCAGCGCATGACGACGTCAAAGACGCCCTTGCTTCTGCAGTAGATTTCGCAGTTCCTCCTATGAACATATTTTCAGTAAAAAGAAACCAAGAACAATCAATGCAATATCACAACCGTTTCGGTGGAGTTAGATGACTGGTAAAGTCTTAGTCCTAGAAAATATCCTCTCTTCCGATTTGTTAGCAACACGTCTTACTGAGAAGTACATCGAGTGGGATACACTACGTAATTCATGGAAAGTCGATAAAGAAGAAATACGTCGGTATGTTTATGCGACAGATACCTCGACGACTACAAACGTCACCAATCCTTGGAAGAATAGAACAACTATTCCCAAGCTTTGTCAAATCAGAGACAACCTTTACTCCAACTATACCGCAACTTTGTTTCCAAAACGTAAGTGGTTGATTTGGGAAGCCAATAACAAAGACAGCAATCAAGTAGCGAAGAGAGACGCAATTGTCAACTACATGGCGTGGTGCATCGAACAACCGACCTTCAAACATGAAATTGATAAAATCATACTTGATTACATCGACTTCGGCAACTGCTTTGCTACTGTCGAGTGGGCGGACTATAGAGTGGAACAGCCTGATAAAACACAGGCAGGATATATTGGGCCAGCTATCCGAAGAATTTCCCCACTTGATCTTGTGATGAACCCTGTTGCAGAAGACTTCATGTCTTCTCCTAAGTTCGTCAGAAGCGTCATCTCGATGGGTGAACTCCGTGATCTTCTAGGTCGTATGAGCAACGACGAGAATCGCGATGAATACGAAACGTTATATAACTATCTTAAAAATATCAGGTATCATGCTCGTACCTTCGAAGGAGATTGGTCACAGAAGGATCGCCTATATGCCGTAGACGGGTTCTCATCTTTTAGGTCTTATCTTATGTCAGACTACTGTGAAGTCTTGACGTATTACGGAGACTGGTACGATCACCTCACAGATGAATTCCAAAAGAACCGCGTCATTACTGTTGTCGACAGGCATAAGCTTATTGGCAATAAACCAAACCCTAGTTACTTCGGAAAGCCTCCTATCTTCCACGTTCCGTGGCGGAAACGACAGGACAATCTCTGGGGCATGGGTCCTCTCGATAACCTTATTGGCATGCAGTATCGTACTGATCAGCTAGAGAATCTCTTCGCTGATGCCACCGACTTCGCAGGTTTTCCTGTCCAGAAAGTCAAAGGCTTCGTTGAAGATTTCGTCTGGCAACCCGGTGAGAAGATATTCGTCTCTGAAGAAGGTGATGTCGAACTCGTCCAACCCGATGTCTCTATCATGCAGGGTGAAAACAAAATCCAGATGTACATGGAGACGATGGAAAAGATGGCTGGCGCTCCCGGCGAGGCCATGGGTTTCCGATCTCCCGGAGAGAAAACTAAGTACGAAGTACAGCGATTAGAGAATGCTGCTTCACGTATCTTCCAAAACAAGATCAATCAATTCGAGGAACAAATGGTTGAACCCCTCTTGAACGCCATGCTTGAGATGGCTCGGAGGAACCTATCAGAAGCAATTACGATCAAGGTATTCGACGATGAACTTAAGACGGCTTCATTCGAAACTCTCAGTGTTGAAGACATTACAGGTGTTGGCCGTATCAAGCCCATTGCTGCTCGTCACTTTGCTGAGCAGGCAGAACTTATCCAAAACCTTACGGCTCTTACTGGCAGCGGACTATGGCAGTCAGTGATGCCACACTTCAGCGGCATCAAGCTCGCTAAGTTGTTAGAAAATACATTCGACCTCACAGACTACGAAGTAGTGCTACCTTTCGTAGCCATTGCTGAGCAGATGGAAGGTCAGACACAAGCACAGTTACTGCAACAGCGGATGCTACAGCAGATGGGTACAGCGACAGGTATGGGTGAAGACTACGACGTCAATCCCCAGACAGGTGCTCCAGCCGTCGCTACCAAACCCGGTGGCCAGATGGGTCTGCAACGCAATCCATCACCGACAGCAACTCCAAATGGAACCATAGGAACACAATGAAAGAACAAGACGAAAAGCTTGGTGATAGCAAAGGCTATGACACCATGGATGAATACGCTGGACTTCCTGTCCATGCCAACAAGACTGCAACGTCATACAACCAACCCGGACTTCCGACCCCGCCTGCTGGCTGGGGACGTGACGCCGGAATCAATGTCTCTTTAGCCCCAGATACATGTCCGATCCCATGAACGACAGACCTTCAATGAAAGAGGATGATCATCCTGAACATAACATGCCTACTCCAGAGTATGATGGTATTCAAACGGGAACTAAAGATTTCCTGCAGCAATATCCCGATAATACAGAGACTAGGGCAATAGCAGATATGCCAGTTAAATCT